CCTTTCCAGTTGTCGCGTGGGTTACGTTGCCGTACTGCGGCTTCATGCGGTTCGTAGCTATTCACAATGTACGGGCCTGCCTTGTGGGAGATTTTGTCTCGTTCTGAATCAGTTAAAAATACCCATGTCATGTGTTCTTCTCCTTGAGTTTGGCTTCAATTTGGTCAATTAGTTTGCGGGTATACCCCTTGATGGGTGTGTCGCCCCACGGCCCAACGATTTCTTTTATTTCCTCATCCGTCAGCCCTACCCACGGCTTTTGGTACACCTGAATGTCGTCGTCATCCAGCTTGTCCCGCGCCGCAGCGCGTTTTGATTCGTACCCAGTCATGTGTTACTCCTCATTTCTACTTTGATACAAGTGCCTTCCAAAATGGTTGGCTTGCCCGCATCTTTAGCCATGCCTGCTAGGTGCATCTTCTGTACGTCAATAGCAACCCTGCACACTTGCTCGGTCTTGTAGATGGCTTGTGATTGCATAAAGTTACAAGTTTCGTCAATGCACATGAACACAACAGGGATAAAGATAATCATCACCTCCCCCATAAGGTAAAAGCAATCAGCGTGATGGTCACCACTACAACAACTACAGAAATCAAGCCTTTGATGCTTGCGGCAAAGTCATCCAGCAAGTCAGGCTCAAGCCCATTGTTTCGGTTGATAAACGCCTCGTTGGCTTCTTGAGCGCGTTGCTTTCTGATAGGGCAGTCACGCCCTTGGGTGCAGTTACCAAAATCGTTGCAGCATTGAGTCATTTGACCTCCACATCAGGGATGATTGCAGCGGGCTTGAACACCACGCGATAGTGGTACACGCTGGCAGGTTTGGCCTCCAATTGCTCGACAAAGTACGTCACGTTATCGGACAGGCCAAGGAAATGCTTCTTATATGTTCCCGGCCCCACCTTGCAAGTGATGGAAAGTTCTCTGCCTTTGTCGTGATTGCCCAGCGAACACAAGCCCTCGACAGTCAGCATGTAGTCACCAGTGATGCCGTTGTAGAACACTACACGGCGCGTGATTTCAAACTGGTCTGCCGCCTTGGATAAATTTGCGGATGCAACGTCTGCGTCCGAGCAACCGGCGAGTGCTGCTACGGCAGCGGTGATAGCAATAAGTTTTTTCATTTGGCACGCTCCTTGAGCATGGCCTCTGCCATCTTGTATGCTTCTCTTGCAAGGTCATCATCTGGTGGTGCGTATTTGCCTGATGTCGCCGCATAAGAAAGCAAGCCCCGCAACGCTACCCCCGCAAATTCATCACGCAAAGTTTTGTCCCTTGCAAAGCCGCCGGTCTTAACGTGCCAGTCGGTGTATTGTTTCGCAATCGTTGCATTAATCGTTCCATCAATTGTTTCATCTTTCATTTGTATTCCTCCAGTCGTGCGTTAAGGCGGGCAATGCGGGTGACGTTGTAATTGACTATGGACTGGGTGTACTCCACCGCAGTTTCTGCTTCTAGCTTAGCTAAGTGGGCTTCAGCCAGTTCAAAAGCAATCATTTCTAGTGGGCTTGGTTTGCGAAATGGGTCTTTGAGTAGTTTACGTAATCCTATGCGGCGCATCATGTTATTTCTCTTTAAATGTGACGTAGGATGTACTCTGTCCAATGACCTGAGTCTGAAAACACACAAGCATCTAAACCATTCTTGTCACACCAATCCAGGTAAGTTGTTTTGCTGTTTTTACTGATAAGTTGGTTACGTTGAAATACGTACAAGATGCGTATGTCCGGGTGTTGTTCTTTAATAAGAACAGACTTTTTCCTATCTGCTGCTACCCATAGACCTTTGGTTTCTATGTAAACGTTCTTAGTAACAGTGAAATCAGGTGTATAGCTGTGAATGCTGGCTGGTATGTTGTACTTGATCTTGTCCTGTTCATAGCCTAGTTCCCAGCCCTTTGCTTTGCAAGCGTCTTGGAACTTCTGTTCCAATCCGCTTTTGTAAGCTGCTGTGTTGTGCCGCTTGGGGCGGCTTGCTGCTCTGGTTTTGGGGAATAGTTCAAGCTGTTTCATTTGTTGTTTCTGCTGTGGTTGTGGGAGCTTCCCAAACATCGTTAGGCTTCTGCCAGATGTAGAGCAGCTTCATGTTAAGGTGGTAGCGTTCATCGTCGTTGTAGAGGCTTCTACAGGCTTCGTAGTACTCTTCTGGGAGTAGTTCTGCAAGGGCTTTTTCTGCTTTAACGGGGCCGATACCTTGAACGCCAAAGATGTTGTCGCTTCTATCGCCAACCAAGCTTTGTACGTACAGTGCTTTGATTCCTTGGTCATGTGTTACGTCCTGAAATACTTTCTTTACAAAGTTGTAGTGTTTACCTGGAATCTGAAGCAAGTCTTTATCTATGCTACAAATTACAGTTGATCCATGTGTTTTGTCTTGGTCTATACCAAGTTGGTCATCAGCTTCAAATCCATTGCAAACAACAGCTTTGTGCTGTGTTATTAGGAACTCTCGTACTGCTTCCCAATGTTTAGGACGACTGTCTGGACGATTAGCCTTGTAGCTTGGTGCTATCTCCCTACGGAAGTTACCGCTACCTGTTAAATAAACGCTATAAGAAGTAGAACCAGTGTCTGCAAGAATGTCTTGCATCATTTGATCTGCTCTAGCTTGGGCTATCCATTGGTCATCCTCTTCTGCTGACGCAGCAGCCCTGTAGACCACTATGTCACCATCAATGAGTGCTTTCATATATACCTTAAAAATAGGAGGAGTCTCAATTTGGGTTTCAACTAGGTACAAAGGAAAGCCAGAAAACTTTGTACGTCACCATCCTTGAACGCTGGCTTAACAACTCCAAAAACACGTTTACAGTTCTATCTGAGCTACCAAAGACAATAGAAAATGCTTTGATTGAGCTTCAGTAGTTTCAAACCCGTAGGCATCCATAAACTTCTGTTGAACCAAACTTAGCAAAGCATCTTTTTGTACAGGTGCTTTGATAGCTACTTCTACAGGTTTAATTTTAGGAGGACGACCACGACCACGTTTAACTTTTTCTTCCATGCTTATTCTCCTTCGCTACTAGTAACTTCTTGCTCATCAGAATCTTCTTTCATAGCTTCTGCCATGTCCAGATCACCAGCAGTGTATGCCTCAAACTTACGAGCTAGTTTAATAACTAAGTCTAAAGTTGAAGTTTCCAACTCAAAGGGTTTACCGCCACGAGCAGCGATATAAAGATCAGTAACACGAGCTAAAGCATTCTGACGAACAATTGCACGATCTCCGTGTAAGGCAGGTATAGGAAATACCTTGTCCTTGTAACCACCACCATAAGACTTAGGTGCTGCTGTTGTAGTTGTAACTGCTGTAGATGCAGTAGCTACTGGAGCAGCACTTGTACGGCTAATGATGTTGACTGCTTTAGTCTCAATACCATACGTACCTGTAACACCGTCAAAGTCAACTGTGTAACCAACATCAACTGAAGGATTCTTAAACCCACATTTGATCCAAGCTCCATTTACTTTAAACGAATAAGTAGGTTTGACACCAAACTTAGTTGTTACGTCTTTTGTGGATACAGCTTCCACAACGCCTGACATCATAGTCATATATTTACTTCTTCCATGTTAAACCAATTAGTACCGAATGATGCCCCTGCATTGAGCTTTAGGGCCAACGGCTTCTTAAATATCTCTTCAAAATATTTGTGTGTGTCTTTCAGTATGTCTGTTACCTCCAACATAAAATTAACTACTGACTCTTTCTTAACGTCAAACATTAGAGAATCATGAATGGTGTTAACCATCTTCACATCATCTCTGCCTATTAGTTTCCTGAAGATAACTCCTAACATCATAGGTACGATGTCTCCAGTGGCTAAACCTTGAATTGGATAGTTTTTCATCTCTGTGGGACTGAAGTTGTACATCTTGGGCGACCAAGAGCTATCGCTGTAGTACTCTGTGAATACAAACTTGCGACCTGTTTCAGTTTGCCAAACACAAGTTTGAAACCTATCCATTAAACCCTCTTCGTTTTTCAAATGACAAGCAGCACGTTCTATTTGATTAGAAAATTCTGTATGCCATCTAGCAACTTGTGGATAACGAGTGTAGAAGACTTCAATAAACTTTTGTGCTTCTTCTTTGCTACACCCGGCTTGTTTGCTGATAGCTTTTGCACCAGCACCATATATAAGTTGAAATGTTCTAGATTTAAAGGGCTTCCTTTCTTCTTTACTTGGCATTCTTCCAAACATATCTTTGTAGAGTTCACTGTGAATGTCTTTACCACTAGATATGTCTTTGATTAATTGTTTGTCCCTAGTAACATGAGCTAGAGCAACAACTTCTAGTTGATTGAAGTCAACCTCTACAATGAGTCCGTCAGGATACCTTGAAGTGAAGATTTGTTTTATAGGGTTATTACTAATATTTTGTAAATTAGGATTGGTTGATGACAACCTACCTGTAACAGTTGCTGTGTGGTTTAACTTGCCATGAATAAAGTCTCCAATGATGTGTTTGCTTAAGCCTTGTACATACGTAGACAATTGTTTAGATAGCTCACGATATTTCAACAAAGATTTAATCACATGGATCATTCTTGCATCAAACGTATGATTCAACATATCGCTCAACACAGAGTCATCTACTGACACTTGTCCTGTTTTAGCAGACACTTTGTCAGGATCAGGAACATACTTGATAGCAGGTTTAATGATGAGTTCTTTGTCTACAAGTTTAAACTTTGTATTGCCATTCTTGTAAACACCGACTTCTTCTTTAACCTTAACTTTCTTTTTGCCACCAAAAAAGAATTGACTCCATTGTTTAGGACTGTTGATGTCATCAATAACACCAACACACAACTCTTCTAGACCAACTCTAGACTCAGCATAGTTGTCAACTACTTCTACTGTATAGGCATTCAGCTTTACTCTGTCTATGTGCAAACCATTGAACATCATTTCTGTTGTTGCATGGAGAGCTTCCATTTGACTCCAGATCAAATCTATTTGATTTAGATGGATAGCTGCTTCGTATTGTTTCTTAGCTATTGCTGCTGTGTTTTCTACGTCCTGTACAAGGTATGGGATAAGTTCTTCAGGAGGAATCTTGTCAGAACCTAATCCAGCTTGAAAGTAAGCTTTGATCTTGTCATCTTTGATAGGCAAACCATACTTAACAGACAACTCATCTAAGCTAGAAAACTTAGTGCGTTGTCCGCTAAGAATGTACTCAGCTAGTTGTGTATCCCAAATTTTATGTTTCTGAAGAGTTTTCTTTAAAACAGAAGATTCTTTGTATAGGTACATCAAATCAAAAGAAATGTTGTGACCACAAAACACTCCATAAGGATACAAATCTAAAAGAGCTTGAAACCCAAAAGGAGAGTGATAAAACGCATGACCTTTGCCTACACTGTTAGCTAGGCCATAGGCAACAACTCTATTGTCAGGGTGCATAGGATGAGCTAGTCCTACTTCTTCATTGCCATTGAGAGTTGTCTCAACGTCAATAGCTATAAACTCTGGGGTAGTCATTTTGATATTTTGCTAAGAGCTTGGCTAAAAACGTCAGCTTGCTTTTGTTGTCTACCTCCATCTGAAAACCCTTTGCCATAACATTGCATTGCCAAGTTAATAATGCTTGGTGTGAGAGACACTTTGTATATCTCTGCTATTAGCTTTAACTCTAGTTCAGTCATTTTGTGTTTCCTTATTCAAACCTAGCTCTAATTGGGTCAATGGTTACTAGGTACTGACCATGACGTTCTGATTCCATTTGCTTAGTACCTCCTCCGGGAAGTTTGTTCTTAGGAACATTAATAGTTCGGATCATCTCTTCTTCAGGAGTCTTTGGTTCTTTGTACTTACCTAACGTAATCACTGCATCAGCTTCACCTGGTTTGTCTGTCTTAGAACCTCTAAGAGCATCCATACCTATGAATGGTGGGTCTTTTAAGTCCACTGCTGTAGCACTTAACTGTGATGCTGCAATAACTGGGCCATACGTTCTTGCTAATTCCCTAGCCCATTTGTAGATTCTTCCTAATGTGATGTCCTCTCTTTCTGCTTCTTTGAAGCCTGATACTTTGTCAAGTTGATCAAAAATGATTAGACCTGGATTAACTTCTCTGAACAAAGTCTCTAAGTCTTTGACATGATTGGTGTCTTTAGTAACACGTATCTTGTCTTTGTCACCACCCATTAATGCAGTGTATGCAGTCATTGCAGCTTTAGAGTCAGCAATGATTTCTTTAGACTCTTGACCTAACGCAGCTTGAACAATACGAAAGAACACAACAGAAGATTCTTCTTCGTTGTTAACCCAAACAACAGGACGATCTTTAGGTAGTTGTTGTGCAATGTAGCTGACCTCACTAGCTAAGAAGGTTGTTTTACCTACCTCAACTCGTGCAGCAACAATTACAAAATTACCAGTACGCAAAGGGCCAAGAGAGCGATTGAGAACATCCAATCTCCATTCATAGCCAGAGCTACTAATACGATCAGCAATAGCAGACAAGTCAGCAGAAACAAATAGCTCATCTTTTTCTATGTACCTTTCTACGTTCTTAAGAGCATCAGTTGCTAAGATGTGTACGTGCTCTAAGTCACTAGAGCCTTCTTTAACTTTCTCACACTCTTCCATAATCTGAGCTAAATAGTCCAACTCAATAAGAGTCTTGATTACTTCTTCATGTGCATGGTGTGGAACAAAAGTCTTAGCTTTAGTCAGTGTCATGCGTAGCTTGACAATTGAGTCATCAGTCAAACGTTTGCTTTGATCTGCTATTAGGAACGCAGTAAACGGTTCCCAATTTATAACAGTAACAGAAGGAAACGTTTTGTAGTATTTGTCCATACCATCGAGGATGATGTTAGTTTCTTTTACTACAATATGTGGCTTGATGTATCGTCTATATTTTTGCAAATTCTCTTTGCTTTTAGCACAAAGAAAAAGGCAGTCATAATCCATATTGGATTCCTTTACTTAAATAGCTTTCTAGACTTTCTTTGGTGCATTCCTTGGGTTCAACATCCAGAGTAAATACCCTGATAGTTGTTTCCTTTGGAAGATAGTGTGATAGTTTTTTCTGTGCTTTGATTGCTCCTTCAATACCTGCATCATCAGGATCAAGCCAAATAGTTACGCTCTCAAAGTTGAGGTCGTGTATCTGTCTTAATGTCCTGTCTGACACAGTGGTTCTAAGTAGTGCTACAGAAGCAAAATCTGTGTCTTGCGACACTCTGTAAGCACTGAGGTAATCTTCAGTTATGACTAAATGCTTCTTGTAGCTGTTAAACCAGCTTGGATCACCCTTACAGCCGCTGTAGCTGTAGCTTGTTAGGTACTTGGGTGTTGCGTTTGTTTTTAGATTCCTGATCTGATAGCCAATGATGTCTTTGTCAGGATTGTGTAGGGTTAGAGCAACCTTGTTAGCTTCGTATTGAACACCATGAAAACTATCGCTATTGACGTTGCAATAGTATTTAACTAACCATACCTTGCCCCCTATAGTTAGGGGTGCAAGCACTGGTGTAGGTACGTTATCTGTGACTTTGGTTTCTTTAGGTTTAGTAACCCAGGTGGATAGTCTGTCGTTAGATTTGTCATTAGCAAACCCAGACTCAGAGCAATGGTGGCAGTACGCAACTATTCCACGGTCTGTACGTTTGATGTACAGCCTGTGCTTAGTGTCATTGCCAGCAGAACATTCTGCATGGTTAATGCTTACTTGCTGTCCTATGTTACTAGGAGCATTAGCAAG